AACAGGCGGAAATCCTACAGGAGATCGCGGACGGCCAGCGAGACATCCAGAGGACGCTTAAAAAGGACGGAGAGTAGCAATGGCTAACTATGAGGTGCTGCCGGAGACTCTCGACATCGCGTTCAATCGCGGGGACGAGTTCGCCCTGCTGGTGGACGTAGACCGCAACCTGACGGGATACACGTTCGAGGCCTCTACGTATCTTCCGGGGGTCAGCCCGACGTCAGGAGGACAGACCGTGACGCTTCCAAGCGTTGCGGACGGACGTTTTGTCACGGCTTTCACCGTCGAGCAAACAGACCTGTCGGACGGGAGAATCAATCTCCGCCTCAACGAGACTCAGACCAACCTGTTCGTGAACACAGTTCCATACAGGTGGTATCTGCGGTGGACGGCACCCGGAGACATCACCCGAACGGTCATCTCGGGCTTTCTAGTCGCAGTGAACCCATGAGTATCGCGATCACAGGCACAAACGCGATCTCGCTGAGCGTGTCCGGAGGGACCGCCCCGATCGCCGTCGCAATCTCTGGACTCACAAACTCAGGCGCGGTCGCTCTGAGCGTGTCTGGCGGCGTCGGTCCGATGGGGTACATATCCGGAACGTCCACGATCGCCCTGTTCCTGTCTCCTCCGGTCCTGTCCGTCCAGTCTCGGACGGGCAACGTGACACTGACCCTCGCGGACCTGACCGCAGCGGCGGCGTCTCACGCTCACTCGACTGGAGACGTCACTGGTCTGACCGCTGCCATTCAGACGTACAGCAAAGTGGTGTCGGTTCAAGGCAAGTCCGGGACGGTCACGCTGTCGGTGTCGGACCTGACCGCAGCGGCGGCTTCGCACACGCACTCGACGACGAGCATCAGCGGATTCACGGCTGCTGTGCAAAGCCACAGCAAAGTGCTGTCTGTTCAGGGCATGTCCGGAGACGTCTACCTTCTCGCCTCGGACATTACGGCTGCTGCGGCCTCGCACACGCATGCAACAGGGGACGTGACCGGACTCACTGCCGCAATTCAGACCCACAGCAAGGTCGCGTCAGTGCAGGGAAAGTCCGGGACAGTGACACTGACGGTATCCGACCTGACTGCCGCCGCTGCGTCTCATTCGCACACGACCACCGACGTCAGCGGGCTCGTTACCACCATACAGGCCTACGGGGGCAAGGTGGCGTCAGTGCAGGGCAAGGTCGGAACCGTCACCCTTTCCATTTCTGATCTCACCGCCGCCGCTGCATCGCACACGCACTCGACGACGAGCATCAATAGCTTCACGGCGGCGGTCTCTTCGGTAGTCCTGTCGATCGTCGGGACGTCGCAGGGGTCTGGCGGTGGCATACCAATCACGTACCTGTTTGGAGGGTAGCATGGCCGCTGTTTACACGCAGGTGCCGGGGAATCTCAGTCTCGTGGTCAGAAAGTCTGACGCCGTCAGCACTCTCATCGACTTCGACGGGATCACGCTCTCGGGGTACACGGCGAGGTCGGAGATGACGAGCCTCGTGACGGGGCGGACTGTCGCTCCGCTCGTGACGACAATCGTGAACGCGACAGCAGGGCAGGTGAACGTGTCCATGACCGGGACTAGCTCGGCCACGATCGCCGCAGGAAGCTACGGGTGGAGACTCATTCTGGATGCTCCGGGAAGCGTCCAGAGAACGGCACTGTCTGGCACCATCGAGGTGAACCCGTGAGCGGTATCTCGGCGAGCGTTCGCTCAGAGTCCATCACTGCCAGCGTTAGCGGCGTCGGAGTCGTGTCTGCGAACATCTCCCAGTCTCAGTCTGTGCTGGCAAGCACCTCTGGGGGAGTCGGACCGCAGGGACCACCGGGGCCGTCGGGGGCGTCGTCGTGGAGCGAAATAATCGGCAAGCCCGCGACGTTCCCGCCGCCGGTCGCTACGAGCAGCGTCCTCGGCGGCGTCAAGCAGGGCAGCAACGTCACGATCGGCGTGGATGGCACTATCGGCGTAGCGGCTCCGTTCTCGGGGTCATATTCCGACCTGACCAACCGGCCCTCGCTCGGGAGCGCGGCCGCAGCAGCCACGACGGACTTCGCCGCCGCGAGCCACACGCACTCGCTGTCCTCGCTCACGCAATCGTCCGCGACTTCCGGTCAGGTGGTGACATGGTCTGGCTCCGCGTGGACTGCGTCAGACGCCGCCACCCCCGCGACGATCGACGGCAACGGGTCCGGCATCCCCTCGCTGCTGCTGCACTGCGACGGCGCGAACGGAGGCACGGCGTTCACTGACTCGTCAGCGAATGCGTTGACAGTCACGGCGAACGGCGTGACCACCAGCACGGCGCAAAGCAAGTTCGGGGGCGCGAGCGCGTACTTCGACAACTCCCACCTAGAGATCACAGATGCCAACGGGTCGCCAGTCGAGGCTCTGTCGCTTGGGACCGGAGAGTTCACCGTTGATTTCTGGGTGTATGTCACGGGCGGCTCAGAGTACCGAAACATTCTGGAGTTTGGCACAGCCAGCGATTATCCGGCGACACGGTTTGGGTTGACGATCTATCCCAGCGGAATTTTGCAGGTTGAAAACTTCGCCGCACTCGTCGCGGACACCACGACGTTCCCGTTGAACCAATGGGTTCACGTTGCCGTGACTCGCGATGCGGCAAACACGATGCGGCTGTTTCGCAACGGAACGGTCGTCGGCTCGGCCACTGTATCGCAGTCGTTCGTCGCGAACATGGCGAGAATCGGAAAGCAGTGGGACGGCAATCACGTCGTCGGCTGGCTAGACGAACTGCGAGTGGTCAAAGGCGAGTCTCTGTTCACAGGCAACTTCACGCCGCCGACCTCTGCATACTCTGGCGGCAGCCTCGGCACGACGATTCGGCAGCGTCGAGGAACGGCATCGTCGCTCGCGGGCGTCACGCTGGCCTCCGGTCAGATCGCCTTTGAGACGGACAGCGGCAAGCTGAAGGTCGGAGACGGCGTGACGGTCTACTCGTCGCTTGCCTACGTTTCCGGCAGCGGGGGTAGTTCGGCTTGGGCAGACATCACAGGCAAGCCGACATTCGCCACGGTCGCAACCAGCGGCGCATACGCCGACCTGACGGGCCTGCCTGCGTTATTCGACGGCGCGTACGCCAGCCTGACGGGCCTGCCCACGCTTGGCACCGCCGCCGCGTCGGCCTCAACTGATTTCGCTGCGGTATCCCATGCTCACGGCAACCTATCGTCCAGCGGACTTGTCGATGGCAACACAGCCAGCGGGCAGATCGTCGTGACCACCACTGGTGGTGCGTTAACCACTGCGGCGTCGATCGCGTCAAGTGCGGTCACCGGACTTCCAACCGCAGGAACCGGCTCGACAAACTACTGTGCCGGGAACGACGCGAGGCTCTCTGACTCGCGCGAATGGTCGGCTTCCACGGTGACGCAGGCTGATGCAGAAGCAGGGACAGCGACCACGCGATTCGCGTTCACGCCGCTGCGAGTGTTTCAGGCGATCGCCGCGTGGTGGGCGGCGTCGAGCGCAAAAACAAAATTGGACGGGATCGCCACTGGAGCAACGGCGAACTCGTCCGATGCCACCCTTCTCGCACGAGCGAACCACACCGGGACGCAGGACGCTTCAACCATCACTGGCCTCGGCACCTTGGCGACACAGAGCGGGACGTTCTCTGGAACATCAAGCGGCACGAATACCGGCGACCAAACGATCACGCTCTCGGGAGACGTTACAGGCAGTGGCACGGGTTCGTTTGCGGCCACGCTTTCCACCACAGGAGTGGCGGCATCATCCTACGGATCGGCGTCGAGCGTTGCGACGTTCACCGTGGACGCGAAGGGCCGCCTGACCACGGCAGGCTCTACGTCGATTGCGATTGCTGCGTCGGCAGTCACCAGCGGCACGTTTGACCCCGCAAGGATTCCGACAATTGCGTACTCGTCTTTGAGCGGCCTGCCGACGCTCGGCACCGCAGCCGCTGCGGCTACTGGCGACTTCGCTGCCGCAAGCCACAGTCACGCAGCCAGCGCGATCACCTCTGGCACGATTGACGTTGCTCGACTGCCGGTAGGGACGGGGTCAACGCAGGTCGCCGCCGGAAACGACAGCCGATTTTCGGACAGCCGCTCGCCGACTGCGCACACGCATCCGCTGTCGGACCTGTCGCAGAGCGGGGCCACGACCGATCAAGTCCCTAAGTGGAACGGCTCGGCGTGGGTGCCAGCGACAGTATCCGGCGGAGGCGGCGGGTCATCGTCGGCATCGGATTTAGTATCGGGAACTTTGAGCGATGCCCTCTTGTCCGACAAGGCACGGTCCTCATTGAACCTCTATTTATGGAGCAACTTCCGCTAATGGCAACGAACCCATCATTCGCCGCTACGCCACGCATCGCCAGCGTCAACATCGCAACCGCCAACACCGCCCGCGACGGCTCTGGCACAGTTGCCACTCTCATCACGGGAGTGGCGGCCGGGACTCGCGTAAGCGAAATCGTCGTCAAGGCGCGCGTGACAACGACGGCGGGACAGGTGCGAGTGTTCCTGCACGACGGCACGACGTTTTTCCTGTTCGATGAAATCGCGGTCGCAGCGGCAACCGTGTCGGCGAGTGTGCAGGGCGTGCGGCAAAGCGTCAGCTACAACAATCTCATCCTCCCGTCCTCGTCGTGGTCGGTGCGAGTCAGTACGCACAACGCAGAATCAATTGACGTAACCGCTCTCGGGGCCGACTTGTGAATACCGGCATCTATGGCCTCGGCGCGGCGACGGCGGCAGGTGGCCCGTTCGGCCTGAACGGCGTTCCGGCACCGGCGACGGTTCGCGTCCTCGTCTTGGCCGGTGGTGGCGGCGGGCAGACTTCCTCTGGAGCCGGTGGAGGAGGGGCAGGCGGGGGCGGGATGCTGGAACAAATCGTCAACGTGACGCTTGGCACCGCTATAGCTGTGTCGGTCGGCGGCGGCGGAGCGGCGGCGTCTCGCGGGTCAAACAGTTTTTTCGGCGGCGTGATCTGTATCGGCGGCGGTGGTGGCGCGAGCAACCTCCTGTCCGCCGCTGGAGGCTCTGGGGCAGGAGGCACCACCACGACGGCGGCGGGGCCGATTGCCAGCCAGCAAGGCAACACGGGAGGCGCGGTCCAAGGCGGCGTGCGTGGCGGTGGCGGTGGTGGTGCTGGGGGGAACGGCAGTGCGGCGTCCGCGACTGGAGGTGGTGCTGGCGGGGCGGGCCGCGAGACGTTCATCGCAGGAACCGCGCAGACGCTGGCCGGTGGCGGTGGCGGCGGGCCAGCGTCGACCCAATCGACTGTCGCTGCTGGCGGGTCTGGTGGCGGCGGCGTAGGCGCGAGCAATGCGACCGTAGCAGGAGCGGGGCTGGCTGGCACCGGTGGCGGTGGCGGTGGCGGCTGCAACGTCGCGGGATTCACTGTCGGCGGTCAGGGCGGATCGGGCCTCATCGTGCTGCGCTACTCGTCGCTCCTGCAAGTCCGAATCGGCTCGGGACTCACCTACTCAATCGCGAGTGCGGGCGGCGATCAAATCGTCACGATCACGGCCGGAACCGACACGATCTCATGGAGTTGATGGATGGCACACTACGCATTTCTTGACGAGCAGAACGTCGTTGTTGAGGTCATCGTCGGCAAGGACGAAGGCGACGGCACTGACTGGGAGGCCTACTACGCTGGCTTACGCGGCCTGCTCTGTCGCAGAACTTCATACAACACGCTCAACGGCGTTCACCTGTACGGCGGCAAGCCGTACCGACAAAACTACGCTGGCATCGGCTACCGATTCGATCCAGCAATCGGACCGGATGGTGCGTTCCTTCCGCCGGAGCCGCAGTGATGTTTGGCTGGTTCCGCACAGACCTCTTCGGAAGAGCCGGAGCGTGGTCTCGCGTTCGCAAGGAACACCTTCGCCGCGAGCCGGACTGCGTCGTGTGCGGGAGACGCCCAAGGTTCCCTGAGGTGCATCACGTCCAGAGCTACCACGAACACCCAGAGCTTGAGCTAGAGCCAGACAACCTAGCGACGGTGTGCGACGACCCCTGTCACCAGATGTTCGGCCACCTTCGAGACTGGAAGAAGACTAACCCTCACTTCAGGGAGGACGCCGCGAGGTTTCGGCAGAGGATGAAAGACTTCGGGTAAGGCGTTTCTGCCGCGTATCCTACCTATAAAGGAGCCATTCAGTGCCACTTCCGAACATCGTCTCTCCGGCCTCGATCACTCTCAAGAACTTCGCCGCCGTCGCCGGAACCTCGGCGGTGACGCTCGCGACCTGCGGAACGAGCAACTCGATCAAGGTCTCGTGCGTCGTCGCGGCCAACGTGACCTCGTCTTCGTCGGACTTCACCCTGTCGTTCAACAACGGCACTACATCGTACTCCATCGTGTCCGGTGCCGTCGTTCCGGATAACGCATCTCTGCTGCCGGTGACGAGAGAGAACCCCGTCTACCTGACAGAAGGGTGCAGCCTTGAGGCCACGACCAGCGTCGAGGGCTCTATTCACGTCACTGGCAGCTACGAGGAAATCGAGTGATCCCACAATCGCGGCCGGGGCGTTACGTCGGCCACACTCCGTCGCCGACAGCCTCAGCCGCTTCTGGTGTGTGGACGCTGCGAGAGCATGAGTCCTACGTCGCCGCATCTTTGTGGCCGGGGAAAGAGTTACTCTTCGCCTTTGATGGCACCGGAAGCGGCGTGATCAGCCTCGGTTCTGGACCCTTCGCGACAAGGCTGCTCTACGTAGGCTCGGGAGCGACAACCAGTCGCGTTGTCGACCTATGCGGGACGACCGGCGGGGGCATCATCGAGTCGTCCGGGACTGGGCCGCTCGTGTTTTCCGAGGACATGACTGTCAGCGTGGAGGGCGAGAAGACTCTCACGCTGACAGGGTCGAACACAGCAGCGAACGCGATCGCGTCCATCCCGGCGTCGAGCGTTTCGCTCGTGAAGTCTGGTTCGGGGAGATGGGTTCTCACCGAGGCGAGCTACTACACTGGCTCCGCGACGATTGCCGGGGGAACTCTCGTCATCGGAGTGAACGCGAGGAAAGGATACGGCCTTGGCTCAGGAGCGTTGGGCGCGGGCTACGCAGGGGTGACTGTAGGAGACGAATCTCCGGCGGCGTCGGGGTCGGCCCGCCTCCTTATGGCAGAGGGAGTCCGGCTCGACGGACTTCTGAGAATCCCGCCGCTCGGCGAAGGAGCTACGCAAAGCGTGGCGATCGGCGGAGACAACGCTTCAGGCGTGAGCAAATTTCCGGCAGCAGCCACGTCGCCGTCGGCCACGAACTACCTGTTGACCGGCAGAGACTTCTCTGTCATCGCGAAAACCGGAGGCGTGTTCGAGTTCGGGGTAACGCTCAACAACTACGATGGCAGCTACCTCCCAGACGCGGACGTGACCCTTGGGGGGGCTGGCTTCGGGGGGACGATCAAGGTCACCGGCTACATCTCGACGCTGGGACAAATAAAAGCCGTCTCAGGAGTTGTGGAGCAGTCCTCGTCCTCGGGTGGTCTCTCCGCTGGTGAAGGCATGACGGTTGACGGCGCAGAAGTTCGTTTCAATAGAGGCCTCGCGTGGGCAGGCGGCGCACTCCAACTCCAGAGCGGAATTATTTCCGGCGGCGACGAAATCTTCGCCGATGAAACCCCTGTTGTGTTTGGCACTGCCGCGATCGCGTCTCCCGGCAACCCCATAGGCACTCAGGACTACTCGTGCGGGGCAGAGTTCGCCTCTGGGGGTACGCTTCGCTGGCACCTCGCCGACTGGGATGGCTCAGGGAGCCAGTTTTCGGCGACGGGAGGCCTGAGCGTCACAGCCACTACGGGCGCGAAGTTCACGATCGAGATCGTAGGCATCACTGGAGACTCGTACCCGATCACAGAGGGCGCGATCGCCAACTGGGACAACTCTGAGAGCAAGAGCTTCACGATCGCGACGTCCTCGGCCCTGACAGGCTTCGCCGCAGGGAAGTTCGCGATCGACCATTCGAGATTCTCGGACAACAACAGCCTCGGAGGAGGAAGCTGGTCTGTGTCAGCCTCTGGCAACGACATCGTCCTGACATTCACCCATGCCTGAGCGATTCAAGTTTTTTTCATCCGGCATCGGCAACGACTCCTTCTGTTGCGCTTGTGTAGCGCATAAAAACACCTTGTTTTCAGGCACAAACCGACAAAGCGCAACGCGCAACAGGAAAGTTGCATCGCAGAGGCCGCCTGAGAGTTTTTCTCCTATTGCTGTTGCGCTGCCGATCTTCGCGAACGTGGCAAAAGCGATCTCGGCGGGGCTGTGTACCTGTGTACCCAGTGTACCCCTTCCCCGTCATCTCTATACGCGTTTTTCAGCATCAGATACCGTTCTCCCGTGGGTAGAGAAAAGTGGTACATCAGGTACACAGGCAATCACTTTTCCCTACGATTTCAGGCACAAAACGCCAGTGTACCTGCCCTCGTCTGGGGTACATTTTGTGTACCGGGGGGTACACAATGCCTGAGAGATTCAAATTCTTCTCGCCCTCCAAGAAGCCTCGAAAGAGAGAGGCGAGGCCCAGCTTCTATAAGAGGTATGGCCCCCACTGGGAGGCGATCAGAATGCGAATCCTGATCAGAGACAACTGGCAGTGCAGGCACTGTGGCAGGGTGTGTGGAAATAAGAGGGAGGCGCAGGTGGACCACATTGTGGGAAAGAGGCTAGATGGGGGGGATGAGGAGTCTAACCTCCAAGTTCTTTGCTCCAAGTGCCATGCCAAGAAGAGCAGGCTGGAGAGAATGTCTGGATAAGGGTACTTGGCTTCTCATTAGAAGCCATTTCAGGACTCAAGGCTGTCCTGAGGCACCTTTTGCCATAAGGGCCTTAGAACGCAAATTTCGAGGTTGGCCTCAAATTTCATGGAGACCCCAATATCTGCCCTCCTCAGGATCAAATCGAGAAAAGTGATCCTCGCGAGGCCTCCCAAGCATCTAAGTCCTTGTGAGATATAGAGTTAGTGGGAGAGGTTTGATCAAAAAGCGCTCCTCTCCTGAGGTCTCCCGAGGTCTCCCTGATTCTTACTTTCTAGAAAGTATCTCTCTATCTATCTATATTTGGAGAGAACTCGCTTCTTAATGAACTTTGAAGGATTCCCTATATAGGGAGATAGAGAAATTTGGTTTGGGGAGAGGCGAGAGAGGTCTGGGGCCAGAGGGGCTTGGGCCTGAGGCGAGGGCGAGAAAAAATCTGCTCCCAAGCTCCCCAATGCGAGACCCCTGCTTTACTGGGCGGGCATCTGGGCGGCAGAATGCAAGAGAGAGGCCCCCACGGGGGGGCAGTGTCTGTTTTCCCCGCGAATTTCAGCAGCCGTCCCGGCTTGCGAGCAAGCGTGAGTTTTCGGGAAATTTCGGATCGGGGCTTTTCGGCCGGGAAACATCGGTTTTTGGCCTATGACGCGGGATGGGTTGACATCCTACGCAGCAGCCCTCGCGAGGTCTAGAGCCTGATGGGCCGACACCCAGTCCCCACCGCGATCAAGATGGTCAGGGGCAACCCGAGCAAGACTCCGGTGAACGACCGCGAGCCGACTCCTCCTCGCGGCGACAGGTCTCCGCCTCGCGGACTCGAAGGTCTCGCCCTTGAGAAGTGGGAGGAGATGGTTGATCTTCTCTCCAACATGGGCGTGTATACTCAGGCCGATCGCGGACCCCTCCAGAGATACTGCCTCATGTGGGAGCAGTGGTTCTCGCTGGAGGCGCACTGCCGGGAGCATGGAAGCACCCAGATCACATCAACCGGATACTCGCAGGTGACTGCGGAGGCGACTTTGGTGAAGTCGCTCAGGTCCGAGCTACTCGCGATCGAGAGGCAGTTCGGCCTCACGCCTGCCGCGAGGTCGTCCATCAAGGTTTCAGATGCCGCTGCCTACTCCGATCCGCTGGAAGCGTATATCGAAAAGCGATGCTCTTGAGAAGGGCTTCGCCTACTACTTCGATCCGGCGAAGGCCGACCACGCCGTCGGATTCTTCGAGAGGTTCCTGATCCACTCGAAGGGCAAGTTCGCAGGCAAGCCCTTCAAGCTCCTCGAATGGCAGAAGACAGACGTCATCGAGGAACTGTTCGGCTGGATGCGGGTCGACACCGACGCGAGGCGATACCGCGTGGGCTATATCGAGGTGCCTAAAAAAAATGGCCGCTTCGCCCCTGCGGCTGGTTGCCGTGGGGGCGAGGTGGTGACAAGGAAAGTCGACTCTTCTGTCAGGGATTGGACTCTACCAGCTTGTTGCTGACGGCGAGCAGGCGGCTGAGTGCTTCGGCGCGGCGACGTCGCGAGAGCAGGCCGGGATTGTCTACAAGCAGATGGCTGAGCTTGTTCGAGCCAGTCCATTCCTGTCGAAGCGGCTGGAGATCATCGACAGTCGCAAGACGATCGCCTGCGTTCCAACCAACTCTTACTGGAGGGTGATCTCCAGCGACAGCAGCCGAGCCGAGGGTCTCAACATTCACTCGCTCTGCTATGACGAGCTACATAGCGTTAAGGACCGGAGGCTATGGGACGCCGTTCGCTACGGCGGAATTTCCAGAGAGCAGAGCCTGATCCTCGCGATCACCACGGCCGGAGTGGATCGGAACTCGATCTGCTACGAACAGCACGAGCGGGCGACCAAGGTTCTGGCCGACCCGAGCTACGACCCAACCTTCTACGCCTACATCGCGGCTGCGGCCCACGACGACGACTACCGGGACCCGGCGGTCTGGAAGGCGGCAAACCCCTCGTGGGGCGAGACGATGGACTCGGAGAGCTTTGCGTCCGACGTCCGCGAGGCCGAGCAGGACAACTCGAAGCTCGCGAGCTTCCTGAGATACAGGCTCAACGTCTGGTCGAATGGTGGCGAGGACAAATTCATCAAGCTCGACCAGTGGGACAAGTGCCGGGGAAGTTCCGGCCACCTCGACCCGAGCCGGGTCTGGTACGCGGGCCTCGACCTTGCCCAGACGTGGGACTGCAACGCCTTCGTCGCGGTGAGCAAGGCGTCCGACGACACGTTCGACGTCCTGTGCAGGTTCTGGATTCCGGCCGACAATGCCCACCAGAGGGACGTCAAGGAGGGCATCGCCTACACGGCGTGGGCCAAGGAGCAGCGGGTCGGCCTGTGCCTCACTCCCGGAGACGTGTGCGACTACGACTTCATCAAGAGGGACATCCTCCAGTTCTGCAAGGAGCGGACTGTGCGGCGGATCGCCGTCGACCCCCACAACTCTCACTACCTCGTGCAACAACTTCAGGGTGAGGGCCTCGAAGTGATAGGATTTTCGCAGGCGGCGAGTTCCATGAACACGCCCGTGAAACTTCTGTCCACGCTCATAGCACAGGGCCGTCTTCGGACGAATGACAACCCGATTCTCAACTTCATGGCTGGCAACGCCACCGTGAAGACCACCAGCGATGGGTACATCAAAATCGTGAAGCCGAGTGCAATGTCCCCGATGCGTGTCGACGGGATCGTGGCCTTGGCTATGGCGCTGGGGCTGGCGAATGACGAGGCCGCGTCTCCTCCGACTCCAGACCCGGAGATCATCCTCCTGTGAGCGACATTGTCTGGACACCCGAACAAGGAACGCAGGCTCAGGACCCTGAGGTGCGAGGCCTGTCGTGGAACAACCTCCTTGCTTCAGACGAGTCCTATTCGACTAAGTGGCGGACGGCGAGCGACATCCGGATCACTCCGGACAAGGCCCTTCAGTCGACTGTCATTCTCAGTTGCTGCCGCATCATCGCGGAGACGATCGCCACCCTGCCCCTCTGCGTCTATCGCCGCAAGAGCGACGGGTCTCAGGAACTCGCCTACGACGTCCCGCTCTACAAGGTCCTGCACTTTGCTCCGAATTCGTGGCAGACCAAGTTCGAGTTCATCGAGCAGGTCTGCATGCACATCGGGCTGTGGGGTAATTCCTACAGCCAGATCATCTCCGGAAGGTATGGGGCTGTCACCGAGCTACAGAACCTGCATCCGAGCCGCATGCAGGTCGAGCGTCTGGAGAATGGCCGACTGCGTTACAGCTACACGAATCCGCAGACCGGCAGGCTGGAGCGGTACACGCAGGATCAGATCATGCACGTCCGGTGGACTCCGGAGCCGGACGGCATCAAGGGCATGGTTCCTATCGAGGTGAGCAGGGATGCCATCGCTCTCGCGAGGAGTCTGGAGATTCATGCGTCCAAGTTCTGGGCCAACTCAGCCCGCCCCGGCGTGGTTCTCACGACGGACGGAAGCCTGTCGGCTGAGTCCGCCGAGCGGCTGCGGGACAACTGGGAGAGGATTCATAGAGGCAGCGAGCGAGCTTATAAAACTGCGATCCTCACCAACGGACTGAAGGCCACTGAGCTTGGGTTCACGAATGAGGCCAGCCAGTTTGTCGACTCACGGAAGTATCAGTGTGAGGAGCTATGTCGGGTCTACCGCATCCCTATGCATTTGGTGCAGGGAACGAGCGGAGGGAACCTTGAGGTGCAGGGTCAGGAGTTCGTCACCTATACGCTCATGCCGTGGCTGGAGCGGATTCAGGCTGCCATCTCGCGGAGCCTGATCTACAACGACGACCTCCTCTTCGCGGCGTTCGACGTTCGTGGCCTTCTGCGGTCCGACAGCAACAGCCGCGCGGGCTACTACTCAACGATGATGGGCCTCGGAATTTATTCCGTCAACGAGGTGAGAAGCCTCGAAGGTCTGGCCCCTCTCGGCCCAGAGGCCGACAAGCACTTCGTCGCGATGAACATGCAGACGCTGGAGGACGCGGCGAAGCCGAAGCCAGACCCGTCTCAGATGCCCGGCGCTCCGCCGCCACCGGCCACTGGCGGCGTCCCGAGCCTGCCGGGAGTCAAGACAGGGGAGGCCCCGAAGGAGTCTGAGAAGGGCGAGGCATCGACCAAGAAGCCCGAGATGGAGGACGCGATCGAGGAGTCGTCCGCCGACTGGGAGGACGCGATCGAGGGCCGGGCCTTCTGTGCGACAGGCGAAGGCAATGGCACCGACAACTCGTGTAGTTCGTCGGGTGCAGGCGTGGCCGAGGTCGACAACTCGTGGAAGAAGAGCGACGACCGCGACTACTACTACGAACCCGGCGAGGGCGACAGCCCGGTCGCGGGCGGAGACGACATCAAGTCGATCAGCATCGAGCGGCCGAAGGAAGTCGCGGCTGCGATGAAGAGCCTGAAGATCAAGAGCCTGACGGACGTCGTTGCGATCTCGGGCGGCTTGACTCGCGGGGCCAGCACGTTCCTCAGCGTCCAGCGTGATGCAATCGCAATGACGACCGAGGTTCCAGTTGACCCAGACGACGAGTCTCAGGGCTTCATGTCGAGCGAGGCTCGGATTGGCGTCGACGGTGACGGAAAGAGGTTTGTCGACTACAAGGTCATGTCAGCGGCCTCGGACTCCGGCGAGCTTTCCCTTTCCGGAGAGAGCGCGGCCCGGATGAGTTCGATCCTACTCGAAAAGTTTCCGGAGTCTCTCGCCGCTGCCGAGCGAGCCGGACTTAGCTATGCGAAGACCTTCGCGATCGGAGACTCGACGGACGAGTGGCAGGGCTATCGGCTGTGGCCTCAGTTTGGCTTCGACGCCGAGCTAGATGAAGACGTAATCAACGATATTCCGGATGGAGTTCTCTCCCCGGACGCCGGGTCGCCTCCGACAATTCAGGAGTTGATCTCCACCACTGAAGGCGACAAGTGGTGGAAGAAGAATGGGTCTTCGACCGGCATGTCCCTGAACTTCAAGGACAAAAAGAGCGACGGATACAAGCGATTCCAGAAGACGCTCGCGTTGGCGAAGAGGCTCAAGAAGAGGAACGAGGGCCGGTCGCTCTTCGAGATTCTTTTCCCTGAGTACAGGGGTTTCTGTCCGACGGGCGAAGGGGGAGGGATCGACAACTCGTGCGGAGGCGAGGAAGGCGGCTCGTCATCCCCCGCCGCAGCCAACGGCAAGGGCGGCTCCTGCCCCGCTCCGTGCCACGAGCCGGACGTTAACTCCGACAAGAACAAGGACGGCGTCACGGACGCTGCTCGCGTTGGCTGCCCTGCGTTCGAGGTTCCGCCCCCTCCGGCCGTAGGCCGAGTACCCAACTTGGACCCATACCAGAGGTCGGTCGAGGACGCATTCATCTCGCACTTCGAGTCGGACCCCGAGAAGGTCTCGTCTCAGTTCCGCGATCTTGTCGTCGCTCAGGGCGATCCGCCGACGTTCGGGACAGACGACGCCAAGTGCCTGACCTCGGCGTGGTCGCATCCGGACCCAGAAGTCCGTGCAGAGAACCGCGCGACTCTGAACACGATCCTGCACCAGACAGCCAACGCGATCGCCAAGAGGGCGTTTCTCCAGCACCTCGACACGCTCAAAGAGGGCGACGAGATCATGGTGACCGTCGGCGGGTGCGGAGCGGGCAAGGGCTTCGCCCTCAAGAACGTACCGGCCGCGATGGAGATGAAGTCCCGCGCGAAGGTCGTGTGGGACAGCGCCGGTGACCAGAACGCGACCGAGAACCCGTGGATTCTCAAGGAGGCCGAGAGTCGTGGCCTCAAGGTCAACTACGTGTTCGTTCACGCAGACCCGCAAACGCAGTGGGCAGACCCGGATCGGGGAGTCGTGAAGCGAGCGAGCGATCCGAAAGACGGCAGGATGGTTGACGCCAAGGTCTTCGCTGACAGCTACGCGATCGGCGCGAAGAACCACCACGCATTTCATCAGGCCAACAAGGACAACAAGTCTGCATCGTTCGTGTTTCTCGACAATACATCGGGGCCGAAGCAGGTGGCTGGAGTGCCTAAGGAGGCGCTGTCGCTCGACGCCGACAAGCTGGCGGCTTTCGCCGAGAGCAAGGTTCAGGAGTCTTCGGCTCCGCCGAGAGTGAAGGCGGGCGCTCTTCTGGGCAGGCGGATATGGGGCAAGAAATGAAGACTCAGACTCTCTCCGGCTGGTGGGCAGAAGACGCCGAACGAGTCAACAAGCTCGCCGAGGCCGCGAAGAAGATTGCCTGCAAGATTCCTGCCCGCAAGGGGAAGGGAGAGTCGTCCGTCGACTGGGAGGACGCCGTCGAGGGCCGGGCCTACTGCCCAACAGGCGAAGGCAACGGCACAGACAACTCGTGCAGCAGCACGGGCAGTAAGGCGTCCAAGGCCGAATCGCTCGCCAAGTCGATGCCCAAAGAGATCAGCGCGGAGGTGGCCCGCGAGAGGCTGCCGGGCTACAAGCCGTTCCGGCCGATTGGAGACTCGAAGAACTCGGACCATATCGGTCAGGCGACCGACGACGAGTTGCGTCAGTTTCTGAAGGACTCGAAGGACCCGGACAAGAGCCAGAAAGGCAAGGTCGGCGGAAGCCGTGACCTGCCAGAGGGAACTCCAGTAGCTCTTCGGATCGACATTCCTGCCTTCAACAAATCCGAGGGGAAGACTTACGCTGTCACTGTCCATGAGGGCAAGCCGCAGGGCGGGAAGAAGGCGTTCGGAAAGGCTCTCGGATACGACTCGCTTGCGAAGCTGAAGGGCGACGTTCGGTTCGACTCCGAAGACGAGGGCCGCGCGACGGTTGTCGCGGCTGGCGGAGGCAAGACTCCTCTGGCAGTTGTCAACGGAAAGTTCGATCCCAGCAGGAACATCCCGGACGACATCGACTCTTGGACTCCGGTCGGATACGACCCAGCAAAGTCAACGTATTTCTACGACAAGCGAACCGGAGACGAGATCGTCGGCGGCACTGACGCGGTCAGCGTCGGGAACACTGTGTTCACTCGCGACCCTGTTCGCGGGCCTCGCAACGTAAAGACCCGCTACAGGTCCGAGGACCGTGCCGACGAGGAGTTCAGCGACCCTTCGCCACCCATGCACAACGTCGGACAGCCTGTCCTTTCGGACGATGCCGACGATGACGCGGCCAAGTCGGCATCGATCGTGCAGTCTGCAATCGGTCGCCCGGACAGGCTCGTGAAGGTGTATCGCCCATTCAGGAAAGGCCAGTCCC